ACTTCCTGGAAGTATGGTATTTTATTTGAATCCTAATGATATTAAGGGAATACCAGACCTTGAAGTGTTGTATGAATCTCGTTGGGCAGTTCTTGAAGCTAAGAAGTCTGAAGAAGATTATAGGAAAGACTTGGCAAATCCTGAAAAGATGTCACAGTCTTACTATGTAAACAAGATGAATAATATGTCATTCGCAGCATTTATATTTCCTGAGAACAAGGAGGAAGTATTAAATGCAATGGAACGCGCATTACGCTCTCCAAGGTAAACACGCCTTTCTAGGTGCATCAAGTTATCATTGGATTAATTATGATGATGAGAAACTTGATATTTCTTACACAAATTATTTGGCAAAAGAGAAAGGAACTAAACTTCACGCGATTGCTAAAGATTTAATTGATGAGAAAATAACATTGCCTAGAACCATAAAAACTTTGAACATGTATGTTAATGATGCAATTCGTTACAACATGAAGACAGAACAAGTTTTATATTATAGTGACAATTGTTTTGGTACCGCAGACTCAATTATATTTGATGAGTATAAAAAGCATCTTAGAATTCATGATCTGAAGACTGGCATTACTCCAACTCATATAGAACAGTTAGAAATTTATGCTGCTCTATTTTGTTTGGAATATGGATATGATCCATCTGATTTAAAAATGGAATTTAGAATCTATCAGTCAGATGATATTTTCATGGAGAATGACAAAACAGAACCTTTTATATCTGACAAGGTACAAGCAATTATGAGTAAGATAATTGTGTTCGATAAAAGGATTAATCAACTAAATGAAGGAGAATGATGAAATGTCAAACCCAGACGAACTATTTCATTATGGAACTAAAAGAGAAAGCGGTAGATATGAATGGGGTTCAGGTGAAGTTCCCTATCAACACGAACCGTGGTTTGAAGGCTTTGGAGAAGGCGGAATAAATTCTTCTCCTTATGCACAAGAATTGTGGTACAATAATTTTGATTATTCAGGCAAAGATACTTATCAGAAAGCCCCTTGGTTTTGTGATGAGGTTGCTAGACTTAAAAAACAAGGTTTGAGTGAAAAAGATATTTGTAAGAAGCTTACACCTACTAATGCTCCGATAGATAAAAAGACAGGTCTTCCTAAAGAAATGTCAATTAATCAGTTGAGAGCTAGAGTTACAGTTTCAACAAATGCAAAGAGACAATCAGAGATAACTCAAGCTGAAAAACTTAAAGCAACTGGAATGTCTAATGTTGCTATTGCTAAAGAGATGTATGGTGATCCTTCAAAAGAATCAACAATAAGAAATCTCTTAGAGCCCGGTGCAAGAGAAAGAGCAGACCTGACATTTAAGACAATGAGGATGCTCGAAAGTGAAGTTACTAATAAAGAATTCATTGATATTGGTCCCGGTTCAGAATACATGGCTGGTGTTTCAAGAACAAAATTGAATGCCGCTATATCTGGTCTTGTTGATGCTGGATATACTATTCATTATTTAAAAGTTCCTCAAGCTGGCGTTCCTGGACAGTTTACAACAGTTAAGGTTCTTGGTAAGCCTGGTGCAACATATAATGAAGCAAAGGAAGCAAGAAAAGAATCTAAAGTTGGAACTCTTGGTGACTATCATATTGATGAAGTTGGTAAAACATTCTTAGGTATAAAGTCGCCTCAGTCAATCGATTCTAATAGAATTGATATTGTTGCTGGTGAAGAAGGTGGTAAAGAAAAAGATGGATTGATTGAGTTAAGAAGAGGCGTTGATGATCTTTCTATTGGTAGATCAAAATATGCTCAGGTCAGAATAGCCGTTGATGATAAGTTTTATATTAAGGGAATGGCTATATATTCTGATGATCTTCCTGCAGGAAAAGATATTCGTGTAAATTCAAACAAGTTAAGATCTAAACTTGGTGATGATCCTACTGGATATTTGAAACTGATGAAAGGTCTTGAGTATGAGAAAGATGTTAATGGTAAAGAAACCAAAAACATAATTGGTAAAGTTGACAAAGATAATCCATTTGGTGCTTCAATAAAAGAATCTCATGACGAGAATGCCACTGAGGAAGATATTAATCTTCTTGCTGGTGGACAGTATGAGTATGTTGGTAAAGATGGTAAAAAGCATTTAGGTGCTGTTAATAAAGTTAATGAAGAAGGAGATTGGTCTAAGTGGTCTAAGAATCTTGCTAGTGAGTTCTTAGCTAAACAGCCAGTTCCTCTTGTAAAGAAACAGCTTGATGTTGCGTATAAAGCAAAACAAGAAGAGTTCGATAGAATTAATGAATTAACAAATCCTGTTGTTAAAAAGAGATTAATGGCTTCATTTGCAGATGAATGTGATTCTGACGCAGTTAATCTTAAAGCTGCTGCTATGCCAAGACAAGCAACATCTGTATTACTTCCTTCGAAGACTTTAAAAGATGGTCAGATATATGCTACCAACTTTAAGGAAGGCGAAGAAGTAGTGTTAATAAGATATCCTCATGGAGGAAAGTTTGAAATTCCTCATCTTAAAGTTACACATAGAAATGCTGAGTGTAGAAAGATGATTGGAACTAATCCTAAAGATGCTGTTTGTATTAATTCTAAAGCCGCAGCTCAGTTATCTGGAGCAGACTTTGATGGTGACACAGTTCTTGTTATTCCAAACAATGATGGAGTAATAAGACACGATAATCCTCTTGATGGTCTTAAAGACTTTGACACCAAGATGTATAAAGCATATCCCGGAATGCCTAAGGTTAAGCATCAAACTATGCAAACAGAAATGGGAAAGATAACCAATCTCATTACTGATATGACAATTAAGGGTGCGACTAATGACGAACTTGCTAGAGCAGTAAGACATTCAATGGTTGTTATTGATGCTGAGAAACATAATCTTGATTACAAGAAGTCATATAATGACAATGGTATCGCATCTTTAAAAGAAAAGTATCAAGGTGGTTCTAAGAAAGGTGCATCTACATTGATATCTCAAGCTAAGTCTGAAGTTAGGATTGATGATAGAAAGCCTAGATTGATATCTGAAGGTGGTTCTATAGATCCTGTAACAGGAGCTAAGATGTGGACAACAAAGGTTGGCAAAGAAGCAACCTATATGAAACCAAAAACTAGAACCGCAACTAAAAAAGATATTTTAAATGGTGCTGAACCTGGAAGTAAAGTCATTGTTAAAGATGAAAATGGAAAAGATATTTGGGTTGAAACAAAAAGACAAATAAAGTCTACTAAGATGTATGAAGCGCAAGATGCATTTGAACTTTCGTCAGGAAGCCCCGTTGAAAATGCTTATGCTACTTATGCTAATAACATGAAGAAACTCGGTAACAAAGCTAGACTTGTTGTTCTTAATACTCCAAAAATGAAGTATGATCCTGATGCTGCTATTAAATATTCTAAAGAAGTGGAATCATTAAAGGCTAAGAATAAGTTAGCAAAGATGAATGCTCCTAAAGAAAGACAAGCACAAATATTGTCTAATATGATAATAGAAGCAAAGAAGAAAGATAATCCGGATAAGAAGAACGACAAAGACTGGTTAAGTAAGATGAAGGGTCAAGCTATAGCTGGTGCCCGTGCTAAGGTTGGTGCCAAAAAGCCGCCAGTTGACATTCTTCCTAAAGAATGGGAAGCTATTCAAGCAGGAGCTGTAAGGCAGACCTTGTTAGAAGACATTTTAAAAAACACTTCATTAGATACAGTTAGAAGTTATGCAACTCCGTATAAAGAAACACCTATGGATGCTGCTCGTATCTCTAGGGTACGCTCCTTATTGAGCATGGGATATACTCAAGCATATATAGCGGAGCAGTTAGGAATGTCCGCCTCTACTGTAAATAAGATAGCTAACGAATAAAGGAGGTACTATGGAAAAAGAAATAAAACCCATGCTGTTAACAACCTCCGACAACCCCTTCAATCCATTCACCCAGCAAGAAGATTGGGAAGCATTTGATAGAGATCATGGTTACAATTGTTCTGCATACTTGGCTAGAGTGGCATTCACATCACCCGATCTACCACAAGACGAGTATACTAAGGCAGTTAACGATGCAGTACTTAGTATAATAGAATTCAGTACTAGGTACCCTGATCCTACTCTTCCTGATGGTGTTACTTATGAAATAGCTTTTGAAGAATAAAAAAGCTTTTGCAACTTTGAATTAACTAAAGAAACAAAAACAAGTTTCTTTAGTTTTTTCATTGTTGCTTTTTAATACTTACTA